ACTGCGCCCGCGCGCGCTCCGCCCGGAACCGTCAACTCGGGATGCTCTTCGGCAACCTGGGTCAACGCCTCCGCGAAGGTGATCTTCTTCTCGCGCTGCAGGGTCCGCGCCATATCGGTCAGCGGATCGCCGGTGCCTGTGCTCTGCGCGGACGGCCTTGCGCCGCCACCGAACACGCGGCCGTCGGGCACGATCCTCGGCAGCCCTTCAAGGAAGAGCACCAGCGTTTCGAGCGGCGTGATCTTTTTCTTCGCGTCCCCCTCGCCGAACTCGATGGTGGTTGTCACCTTGGCCAGTTCGTCAAAAACCAGCGGCAGCCCCTGCTTCTCGAACGCCGGGATCCATTTGCCCGCGCCCTTCAGCCGCGCGACGGCCGCGGTGGCGCGCTGGCGGATCTCGCCGCCGGCGAGAGCTGTTTCGCGCTCGTTGAACTTTGCAGTCTGCGACTGCAGATCCGCCTTGAGCTGCGTGACCTGTTCGGTCAGCGGCTTTGTCGCGGCCTCAACGGCCCTGGTCACCAGCGCCTGCGCATCGCTCTCGCTGAACGTCCTGGGTTCGCCGCTGCCGCTGCGGAACATCTCGGCGAAGAATTCCTTGATCTGGTCCTTCACAGATTTCTCCACTACTTCCTCCTCGCCGAAGTCCACGCTGGTGAATCTGCGGCCTTCGTCGTCGTTGAAATTCAGGTTCTTGAGTCCCTTGACCTCGGGCGGCTGCGCGCCGAGGAACGCCACATGGCGCAGGCCGGAGATTTTTCCATCGCCGTCGAGATAGAACGCCGCGCTGCGTTTTTTGAACTTGCCTGCCTTCACCGCGCTTTCAAACGCGGGATCGACTTCCTTGAACTTGGCGAGCAATGTGCCGCCGTCGCGCATCAGCCGATCGGCCCAGCCGTAGGCGGGCATGTCGTCTTTGGGATGGCCGATGCAGGCGGGCGCTTCGTGATTCGAGGGATCGTAGTTCGCGATCACGCGATCGAGATCCGCATCGGAGAAGCTGCCCTTCTCGCCGTAACTGCCGGCGCGGAAGATCTCCACCCAGCCGTTGCCGAAGTCGGCGTGCGCGCTCGATTTCACATGCTCTTTCTCGAAGCCGCTGGCGTCGATGCCCGCGGCCTTGGCCTTCGAAACGAGCTTCCTGGCCACGGCGTCTTTCTTGTCGGCGGGCAGGTCGGTCTGATTGAAGCGGACAAGCGCGTTCTGGACGTGGTCCTTGTCGTGCACCGGCAGGCTCCATGTACTCGTATCGTTGGGATCGCCAACGTACGCGAAATCGGAGGCGCTCAGCTCTTTGCCGGAGACCGTTTTCGTCTTGTCTGCCATCCCAGCCATCTTCAAACTCCACGTTTCAAGCGGGAGCGCACGGCGAGGAATTGGCGTTCAATGGCGAGAATTTGATTGAGTTACGCGACGGGAGCGAAGACTTTTACGAAGCCCGGCTGAGGGACCAGGAGCTGCGCGAGAAGCGGCAGCCGCGCGTAGCCAGGCTCGGTCGCATCCTTGGGCGCTTCCGCGGCCAGGATCGGCACCACGCTGCACCGGCAATTGAATCCGTTGGGCGGATAGATCTTCATCCATACCGGATCGTTGGCGTGCGCCGCGAAGCCGTCGAGCACCGCATGCTCGGGGCGCACGCGATCGTCGCCCACGGTCCAGTACTGCCAGAACGGCAGCACATCGATCGTCGCCGGATCCTTCATCTGCTCGTAGCGGCCGAGCGAATACGCTCGCTGCATCGCTGTGTTGAATGCGGTGTCGAGAGTGAAGGAGTTCAGCTCAGCAACGCCGGCGTCGTCGGTGATCTTTTTTACCGCGAGCTCGAACTGATCTTTTGTCTCGCCCTTTTGCGCGGCATCGGCCAGCGCGTCGCGAATCTTCTCGATCAGCCGCACGTCGGCCGCGCCGGCCAGCGTGAACGCGTCTTTTTTATATTGCGCGCTCAGCGTGGCGAAGATCTCTTTTGTGACCGGCGTCAGGTCGGAGATGTAGCCGGCGGCGTCATCGTTCGGCAGGTCGGTAGAGAAGCTGCCGTAAAGCGCATCGTCATCGCCGCCTTCGTCGAAGCGGATGTGGCGCGAGCGGACGGCTACGGGAAGCCGGTGGCCCTTGCTCGCGGCCAGCTTGACGATCTGCACCCGGCCGAGCAGGTTCGCCGCGGCCAGGTGCCTCGCCAGCGTGTCGCCGAGCTTGCGCTGCAGCTCCGAGCTGCGCCGCGCGTCGAGATGAAAGCCGAGCGACAATCAGCGCCTCTCAACGGGGATTGCATCGCGCGCTATCTCCGCGACGCGGTCCTTCAGGACGCCTGTTGAATCCTTCTTGAGCTGCTCGAAGACGCGGTCGAACTCGACCATCTCGCGCCGCACGCCGGCAGGGGCCTCGGCAAAGGTTGCCCGCGCCTGGTCGTTGATGCCCACGTTGGGCGCGGAGATGTTGGGCACGAGGATATCTTCGGGGCTCTCGCCATTTTCGCCCGCGGCCAGCGGGGCGCCGTAGCGCTCCACAACGTAGCCCACGGTGAATTTCTTTCCCATCCGCTGCAGGCCGGCGTCGATTGCCAGGCGCTCCACCAGGTCCTCTTCGGGCTCGATGTCGATCGCCAGATTCGGCACCGGCGCCTGCGGCCCAAAGTTCCAGAGAGTAAGCGGGCGGATGAGCTGGTGGTTCACGACGCGCATCGCGAGGCGCGCGAGATACACGCCGCGATTTTGCAGCGTGTCGGCGTGGGTCTGCCCCTGCGCATTCGATCCCTTGCCGCCCTCGTTGCCGAAGGTGGTGAGCGTCTGCCCCTGGATGCGGCGCGTGATGGCGTACTGCATCAACGTGTAGAACTCCTTGTACACGCTGGGGCTCTGTGAGCGCGCGATCTTCAGCAGCTCGGTTTCGATCTCCATCGTCTTGGGGACGCCCACCGCGACCGAGTCGATGATGGCCTGGGCGAGCTCGGCGGCTTTCTGCTTCTCCGCAATGTTGTCGGGATCGTTATATCTGACGACAGCGGTGCCGGGACCTTTCTCCGCGAACTTCAGCCACAGCCGCTCCATGTTGCGCTTGAACCAGCTCGGCCAAAAGACGTTCTTGAGCAGCGGCCGCCCCATGCGGTTGCGCGCGCGCTTGCGATATGTGGTGACGAGGAACTTGTTCTCAGGAACCTCCAGGCCTTCGCTGTCGAAGGGATTGTCGAGATACTGGAGATTGCCGACCTGCGGCCGGAAGCGGTTCCCAAAAAGAAAGAGCTCCTGCGGGCAGTCGGCCACTTCGGTCAGCGCGGCCTGCCCGGCGCTCACGTCGAACATCAGCTCCTGCACGCTGAAGCCGTAGCCGGCCGCATCCAGGATGCAGTCCAGCAGATCTTCGAAGTCGATCTTCTCAAGCTGCTGCTCGATGAACTCCTTGGTGTCGACCGCCATGCTGTCGGTGTCGTTGGCCGGCTCAATGCTGCGCGCGCGCTTGGTCACTTCGTACTTCAGCGTGTCCAGCGCATTCGACACGTCTTCGTCTTTGTCTTCGAGCTCGCGGTAGTAGCCCATGGTGTATGGGGTGTTATATTGCATCGATGCCCAGATGCTGGTGGGATTGCGCGTGCCGCCAAAGGCCAGCGTGTTGCGGTAGAGCGAGATCTCGGTCAGGTAAAGCGCCTGCTCGGTCACCACGGGATTGCGCGGCGGGAGCGCCGGAACGGGCTGATCTTGAGTTTCTTCGGCCATCACATGATTCCTTCCGTTAGCGTGAATGACGCCGGTGTCGAAGACGGCCTGGCATCGAGAGCCAGTATGCCGTCGTCTCCGGCCAACTCCGACAGCGCCTTCGCCCAGAACGCATCGGCGTGCGCGAACACTTTTTTCTTTTGGCCGCCGGCGACGGCCGTGTCAACCTCGATGCGTGGCGCATCGAAGGTAACGCCCGTCGACGTGGCCTGGCGCTTGATCGCCTGCAGCTCGGTGCGAATGCGGCCGTCGTAGGGAATCCGCACGCGCATCTGCTCAAACCTTTTCTTGATGCGAATCGCCAGATCTGTCTTTAGCCGAACTCCGTTGTCGTTGGTGCCGGCGAAGCTCACGCCGAGAATGCGGCCGGGGTTGGCTTCATCGAAGGAATCGAACAAACCCACGCCCATGCCGGTTTTGTCGATCGCCGTCCGCGTCGTCTGTTTGACGACGGGGTTGAGAATCCGGAACTGATTCGGAAAACTGACGCCGGTTACCCACGCCACCAGGCGCGTGACGGACACGTCTCCCACCTTTTCATCGAGCCAGAGGTTGGTGGCGTCGTGATCGCGGCCTACGTCGATGCCGGCAAAGAGAGGCCCGCGCGCATTGGCCTTGATTTTTCCGGCGATCTCTTCGAGAGCGTTCGTCGGAGAGCTCGGGTCCAGATGTGAGAGCTCCGCGTTGATCTCCGCATCTTCGCAGTTGGCGATCAGATCGAGCGTGAGCCACGCGCCGGTCGACTTGAGGAAGACGCAGCAGAACTCCTGATTCCAGGTATCCTCGTCGTTCAGCCCGCGGCGCATCCCCTCGATGTCGATCGGGCAGCCTTCGGCCACCGCGCGGTAAACATCAACCCAATGGCCGGACCAGCCGTCTTTCATCACCGGCTGCGCCGCCGGCGCCGCGCCGAGATCGAGGCCGAGGTTGCGCGCGATGTCGTAAAACTTTCCCTGCTCTCCGTTCGGCGTCGACAGCACTTCAAGCGAGTTGCCCAGCGCCACCTGGCGGAAGACGGCCGCGAAGATCGCATAGCTGTCTTCATGGTGCGCAAATTCATCGAGCACCGCGTCGCCGGGATAGCCGCGCGCGGTGCGCGGGTTGGCCGGCAGCGCGATGATGCGGCTGCCGTTCGGAAAAGTGATCTTGCTCTGGATTGCCTCGATGCGGCCCAGGGCGTCGACGAAGTCTTCGTTCGCGATCATCTGTGCCGTTCCGCCCATGAGCTGGCAGAGCTTGGCGCAGGTCTCGACGAACTCAACGGACTGAGCCTTCGATGCGGAAAGCACGGTGGTGGTGCGGCCGGGCACCCGCATCGAGATCTCAACGCGGCGGTAGGCCGTGGCGAAGCTGAAGCCGATGCGCGCCGATTTTACAGCGCACTTGAAGCGCGAGTTGTCGTCGATCCAGCGCTGCTGGTAGCCGCGCATCTGCAGCACGGCCGGCATCTTGATTTCGCGATCGAGAACTTTAACCATTGGCCGCTGCCTTCAGCGGCGGCAGGCCGAACGTGCGCTCGCGCAGCAGGTTGATGTCGGCGAGCGAGAACTGGCCGCCGCCCTTCTTCGCCGCGCGCTGCGTCTCACGATCCAGCCGCTCCCGCGCCTGCCGCTCGCGATCTTCGAGGATCTTGATCTTCCGCGCGTCGATCGAAACCTTGCGCTCCTTGATGTCGTTGGCGCGCGCCGCCTGCAGGATCTCGGCCAGGGCGATCAATCCCCTGGTCACGTTGGTGCGTCCCTTCGGCGTCAGATCCTCGGCCAGCAGGCTCATCAGTTGATCGCGCGCCGCGTTGGTCACCGCTTCGTTTCCGCCGGCGACCGCGCTCTTCGCGAAACTCTCCGCAACCTCGCGGGCGATCGTGCTGCGCGCCTCCACGTCGCGGCGCACCTGGCTCACGCGCAGATCGTACCAGCGATGCAGTGAGCTGTGCGCCAGCCGCTTCTCCGGAAACAGTTTTTTCACCGCCGCCGGCAGCGCATCCCAGTTGACCAGGCCAATGTTTTTTTTCTCATCGAACGGCTGCGCGGAGATCGCCTCGATCTCTTCCCACGTTTTACCGTCGCGATTGCGCAGCCAAAGAATTTGGTCGCGCACTTCAGGAGGGAGCCTGTCGATTTTCAACGGCTGCTTCACCTGGCGCCGCTCGCCGGTGCGCGGACGCTTCGCTGTTGTCACGGTCGCGCCCTCCTAGAACTTCACCGCCGGATTCGTGGATGTCCCCTCGCAGAGATCGCGTCCCGCCGGCGTGAGCTGCAATTTGAAGACGCTCACGCGGTTGGTGCGCCGGTCGCGGCTCTCCTCGTAAGCGATCAGCCGCCGATCGTAAAGATCCTGCAGCAGAGTGAGCAGATCATTTTCGCCAAGGTCAAAACGCAAGTCCAGCATGACGTGCCAAAGCGCGACGTGATCCAGGCGCGATTGCTGCGCCTGATGCCGCGTGTTCAAGATCTCCAGAATTGCGCCCCGGAGCCGTTTATTTTGCTGCGCATCCAGCGGTGCCATTTCAGTCCCCCGTGCTTTTAGTGCCCAACTTCATCTCTATCCGGCTCAGTTGCGCCGAGACGCTCGTCACCAGTGCGTGCGTCTGATCCATGCGCTGAGCCATATACTGCGTCTCCGTGACCATCCGGTCGCGATCGCGATCGTCCCGCTCGGCGAGCTGAGTGAGCGCCACCGCGACTTTCTGCTGCGCCTCCACGCCCGCTCTCTGCGCGTCAACCATTTTGTCCAGGAAGACGCCGACGACCACCAGCGCCAGGAGACCCAGAACAAATCCGGGGCCCCATCCTTTCAAGAGATCCGTCCCGGCCGTCGGATTCGTTTTCAAGAGCTGCATGTAGGTGAGCAGGATGGCGATGATCGCGCCAGCCACTCCCGGATAAATGAGGCCTCGAATCCATTTGCCCATCGCTTCCCCGACCGCTGTTGAGATCTCCGTCATTTGGCCGCGCTGTCTGCAGCCGGCGGCACCAGCGAAAGCCCGATCGACGCGGCCGCGTTCTCCGCAACCTGGACCGCCCCGGCCATGTTGCCGGCGCGCCTGTCGGCCGCCACCGTGGCCACCGTCTGCAGTGCATCAAGGAGCTGCGTCTGGTGGCGGTTCGCCTTGGCGCCCATGCCGGCGATCGACAGTCCAAATCCGACCACTCCCAGCCCCGTCGTTGGGTCAACTTTTCCCAGGGCGACCCCGGCCACTCCCGCAGCCATCACCAGGCCCCCGCCCAGGATGGTTTTCTTGCCCTCGAACCAATTCACGAAGCCAGCCCAAATCTTCCCCATAAACCCTCCCCAAAACCCTGGAAAACCGGAAGTGCCCAAAAAACGGTGCAACGAGCCCAACTCGATCAAAATTTGGCCCTTCCGCGGCCTCCAGACCCCCCGTCGACCCCGTTCACTTGAAATCCGGCCACCACCCTACCTTCCGGCTCTCACGGGCTCGCCTACGCGGCTCGCTGCCCGTTTTCGCCTTTACTTCGCCGCCGACACCTTGGCGGCGCAGGCAACCCAGTCGTTCGCGATGCAACTTTGCGCATCCTTTTCTTTGTGATCGCGCTCTGGGCGGTGAGCTGCGGAATGCATCCGGTGCCCGCGCAGTCCGCGTTGCTGCCGACCGCAAGCTACCGCGTCGCTGACCCATGCGGGCAGCGAGACGATGCGAAAGTGTGGCGCGTGAAGTTTCATACGTTGGTCGACTCCATCAGCGACTGCATTTTGGCCAGCATCAGGCTATCCGAAAATACGAACGGCTTTCTGGTGATCGTCATCGTCAAAGTTTGCGCCGTCGGATCGTAGGTCCACCTGGTCCCGGTCTTGCCGAACGGCGTCGCGCCGACCGCCGATCCGGTGTTTCCATTGTCGGCAATCGATGCCGCCTGCGCGCGAATGCGCGCGACGATCGCGCGGTACTTGAGATGCGAAACGTTCCTGAAGACGGCCGGAGTCACTCGCGCCCTTCGCTTCCCTAAAAGAAAAACTTCGCTACCTCGATCCCGGCGCCCGTCACCGAGTTCCATATCCGCTTTGCCAGCTTCGGATGTAAAACGCTGTGCCAGTACTGCTGGGTGTCGGTCGCCATCCCGGCCACCGCGCCCAGCGCCACGTTCGTCTGCTTCAGCGATCCCGTCAAATCCTTGTTCGTCGCCAGCGCCCCGATCTTGTCAGTCGCGTCCTTGATCCCGTCGACCGCCGTGCCCAGCTTGGTCAAATCGCCTTCGGTCAAATCCGCAACCGCGGTCTCCTGCTGGTTCACCTGGTCCAGTTGCGTTTGCTCGCGCAAGCTGAACGCCGTCACCTGGCCGCTCGCCAGCCGGATCGAATTCAACGTGCGATTCACATCGGCGATCGTCCCGCAGCTGTCGCCCGTCCCGCACGGCCGGTTGATCTCCGTCACCGCAACGTCGATGCCGGCGGCCGCTCGATTCAAATTCGCCGTTGCGGCCAGCATGTTCCCGGTCGCCGTTGCGATCAGCGGCTTTTCCTGGCTGACCACGGAATCAAGGTCGCCGCCGGCAGCTCCGACTCTATCGGCCGCATCGCCGATCGCAGCCACGCTCACCGTGGCCTGCGAAATCAGCTTCACGCTTCCCGGTTCAACTTTCCAGATCAGCCAGCAGCCGAAGCCGCAAAGGGCTGCCGCGCTTGCCAGCAGCCCCACAACGGCGATCTGTATTGCGCGTGTCATCGGGATTAGATCGAGACGCCCAAAGAGCTCGCCACGCTGTCGATGACGCTCAGGAATACGTTCGCCTTGGCCACGCTCGCCGCGTCGGTGACGTGCGCCTCGGTCAACAGCGTCCCGAAGTTCGTCTTGATCGCCGCGAGGAACGTGCCTATGCTCGTGATCTGGTTATTCGCGAGCATCGAGCTCACCGTCCCCAGATCGGCCTGCACAACGGTCACGATCGGGTCGACCGCCAGCGCGGCCCCCGGATCGATCACGCCCACAACCGCCTCAAGCAGCGGAGCCGCCGTGTTCAGCGCCGACAGCGCAACCGCCGCATCCTTGGGCGCGTTCTTGAACACTTTCGCGAACCACGCCTTCACATCACCCACAACCACCAGAAGCTTGTCTGCCATCGCTTTCTCTCCTTCATTCGTCCGTGCCGCGTTGGCGGCCCGTTATCGTTTGCGACTCTTGTCGTCCAGCCGCTGTCAGGCGGCCGGCTGCGGATTTGCCTGCGTTGCGTTTTGCGCGTCGTACTGCGCCAGGTCGAATTCGTTCACGATCTGCATCAGCAGCGACGCGTAGTTGGGGTTCGTGGAGTAGCCGCAGCTCTGGAGCTCGGCGGCGAACTTTGCCGGATCGCTGCGCACCGCCATCGCCGGCGCGTAACGCGGGGCCTGCGAAAGCAGGAACCCGTGCGCGGTGAAGCCGGCGGCGATCGAGTAGAACCGCGCGAACTTGTCGGTCTCGGTAACGAGCTGGCCATGGACGTACTCGTGCGTGACCGCTTCAACGTACTGATCGGGCGCCACAAAGTGCGCGGCCTTGATGCCGAAGTAGTTGTCAGAATCCGGAGGAACCGACTTGCCCCACCCGGATTCGAGAATGGCCTGCGCGATGGTGATTGACGCGGGCACTCCCGTTGCGGCCTGCGACGCGATCGCAGCCGGCGCGGTCAGCTTCAAGAAATTGGATTCGGTTTCGGTCACCGCATCAGCGCTCCCGCACACACTCCGGAAGCACGGCGAATCGGCAACCATGGGGAGTTGTCAACGTCCCCGCTCTGTCGCTCCGCCGCGCTCCGCCTCTGGCACGCCGCACAGCCTCCTTTCTCACGAAAAGAGATTGCGCGACAGTCAGATAACAGCGTAGGGAGAGCGTGAACGCGGGGGTGCGCTCGGCGAGGAATTGGCGTTCAATGGCGAGGTAGACGGGACCGTGGGGTATTTTACTTCGTCGGTGGCCATTGGGCCGATGAGATCGGGCCCGCGTCGACGACGGTCAGGATTTCCGAGTACTTCTCTAATGAAAAATAAGATTCAATTTCAATGTTGGAAATCGGATCATCCGCTGAAACGACGGGCTTCGCTGTGCCGTCATCGTCAGAATAGGTCAGTGCCACGGCCTCGGTCTTCGCTTCGTCGCTGATTCGTAAATAATCGGTCCCATAAGAAACGCCTGGCGTTCCCTTGTAGTGGACGATTTGCATGACGCATCCTTTTGCGCATAGCCTCCTTATCTCGGCCGAGTCGAGGAGCGCTTCTTTGAACTTCAGAGGGCGATCAAACAAAATGCTTATTGCGCTCACTCGAAGCGTGGGATGGAGTCGAGAGATCGATTTATCAGCCTCAAACTGGAGGCGAACCTCGTATTCCTGCAGCTTAGTCTGCCGCCTGTGGCACTCCCACACAGGGCCCTTATAGACGACCGGAAACATCTGAGTGAAGGCGTGCAGCCCCGCATCGTAGAACCTCGTTGGGGGCCCCAGCATTGCGCCTGCGTCCTCGCTCGACATTCCGATCCGGATCGAAACGGGCTGCTGCGCAGGCGCGACTGCCGCGATAAGTCCGAGACAGACGCCGGCGATAATCTTCTTCATCGCTCCCTCGCTCTCTGATTCGACGGGCAACGCGCCAGCGCGACCAGCTCCTCCACTATATCGCGATCACGCTTCCCGGTCGCTCGCCAGCGATCATAGACTCTGGCGACAATCTCCGCCTGTTTCCTGGCGGGAAGGGCTACCCAAAGTTTTGCGGCGGCCGCGCTCACGCTCTCAATCACCAAGGCCAGCAAATCCGGGTCCACCGGCGTTCCCTCTTTCTCTCTCC